AATTAGTTCCCTTAGTTCAGGCATTGAGCGTCTAAGTATTAACGCCCTATGAGCAGCCCTGTGAGCGAACCTAAGGGGATCTACGAGCATAGCATAGGACTTACCTCCCCCTGCTGCACCACCATACAATACGTCTGTCTCAGGAGCAGCTAGGAAGTCTGTCTGTGGCCCCTCATTAGGACTAAAGATGACATCTCTTTCTGCTATCTCTTCTTGTACATTGTTAGGTAACATCTCTAAGTCAGCTAGATCTACTACTTTACCTTCCTTTGTGGAAGTATCTGCTGGCTCATCTAACTTACTTTGAATAGATGTTTGTTTCTTTAGATTAGTTCTTACAATATTTAGTTCTTTCTGTAATTTCTTTTCTCTTTTCTGCTTTTCTTTAAGAGACTTCTGAGCAGACATCTTAGCTTTAACACTACTATGATAGTTGTACTGTCTCTTAGGCTCATTAGGATCTAATAGACCTAGTGAAATCTTTTCCTTTTTAACGTAGTTACTTATTGTCTGATGAGAAATCTTAGCATCTTCAGAAGAACTTTCAAGTATGTCTCTGGCTTCTCTTAGGCTTGCTATCTTCCCAGAGATAACACCCTCAATAGTATCCTCAAGAAGTTTAATCTTCTTAGGAATAGCATTAAGCTTAGAGCCATCCTCAGATAGCTCATAACCAAAAGGCTTAGAACCTGCTCTTACAGGTTTAGTCTTTGGAAACTTAATCCAATTCACCTTCATAGGTGTTTACTTCTTTAGCGGGTAGAATAAATAAACTACCTGCATTCACATCCACACTGTGATTAACATCTAATCTATCGGTCTTAGCTATGCCAACTCTATCAAGGATAGTCTGAGCCGCATTTAACTTAGTATTAACCTGTGGTATTGCTTCATCTGATGTCATCACTTCAACTAACTTAAAAGCTGCTTGAGGAGCAGACTGTGCGAGGATGTTTGAGGCTAAATCTATCACTTCTTGTTGTAAACTTTTTATGATTTGAGAGTGAGTTCCTTCCGCATATCCTGCTAGTACTGCTGCTGACTTTGGATCACCTCCTGTGTCTATCAAACAATCCAGAAACTTCTGTTGCTTTTCAGTTAACACTCTATCCTTACTAGGACGAGAATCTTTAGGTATAAACTTAGATATATGAGGCATAGTTCCATCAAATATATAACAGTATACTGTTGAGATAGAGGTTTGTCAAGCTTTATTTTCTTTTTTTTTAACAAAAAACACTTGACAAAGTTAACATCTAACAGTATAATACTTATAAGTCTTCTTCTTAAAGTAACATCTATTTTATATATATAGTTAAATATATAGTTAAAGTATATTTTACTATTGTAAAGGTGAGCGCAATATTCTGAATACTTATAAGTAAGGGGTGCTAAGTTTTACAACTTGAAAATAGTGCAAAATGTAGATGATTGTATTACTACCCCACCCACCCGCCATGGTCACCTGCCCAGCCCATCGAATGCGAATGCGAATCATTCCTATTCGCAAATGAGAAATATTCTCAAATGCAAATGATTCTTATTCGCAAATGAGAAATATTCTCAAATGAGAAATATTCTCAAATGTCAAATATTCTCAAATGTAAATGCAAATGAGAATGATTCTTATTTACAATATTTTAAATATTTAGAATTTGTACCTATTCCATACCGGACTTTTAAATATTCCAAATAGGAATAGATTTACAATATTTAGAATACTTGCAAATAGTGTGCCAATGTTAACCTTTTACTGTAAATATTCTACAATTTCAAAATGTTAGTGAGTACTTACAATACATCTCTCCCTCCCAAAACTCCCATCTAAACCCCCATATATTTACTGATAGCCTACTATCTATTTCATATAAGATACCTCAGAGAGCAATTCTCGCACTCTCAGCACCTGTATAAATATACAGTTTCCCCTTAGTTTTTCGTGTTGGCATGTTAGTTGCATGGCACAATACTGCTATGGTTTACTGTACATCTATACAGTACTTTCCTATGTCCAATTGTTTTTACCTATCGAATATTGTTTATTGATAGTTTTAAATGTGACTTTATTTTATTTTAAATCTTGCATCTCTCTCAGATAGGAGTAGATTTATCTCATCGCCACAGAGTAGTACGGCGGTCGGGGCGCAAGTTTGATTATGCTCTCCCCGTAAAAAACTGGCAAAATTTGATCAGGTACAAGAAACGTACAATTAGAGCGGGAACTGATTTTAAGTTAACAATCGCGGAAACGGCAAAATCCCTTGCACTCTAATTTGAAATTGGTAGGTATCTTTAGAAAGAACGGCACAATTTTTTGTAACTTGCGTTAGTAGTTTTTTGATTCTCTCGTTTTGTTTTAACGAGCAATTCGAGAGTAACAAGCGACACGCCACTAGGTTTACCTATGCGGAAAAACTAGCATTAGCTATATGTTCAAAATCTGAGATTTAGATTTTGTTAACGAGTGATTAGTCAAACAGTCAAAAGCGCAAGCACTACAAATTAAAATAGACCCATGCGAAAGTATTAGAGGTTGCCAAGCGGTTAGCGTTTGGTTTGTGAATATGGCATCCACATAGTATTAGGATGGCAACTAGTTAAAATTATTTGAACAATAACCCCATTGAGTTATTGGGTAATTGCAAAGCCTATTAGGTTGAGCGATTGTCTTATGATTCGTGGGGTTTTTTTGTTCTCATAGATAGTATTGGAAATATTCAAATTAAATTAAAAAAATCGAAGGGTAAATTATGAAAACTGTATATTTTAAAATGATGCTGGAAAACGTGATAGCTAATGAATCAACAATGCGCGACAACGTGCAAGCTTTGGTCGTGTCTGCTATCGAAACCTATGGACAGCATGGCGATACTTCACGCATTGAAATGCTAGTGAATGCTAGTATTAAGATGAAAAGTATTCGCTCGCAAACTTTGAAAGAGTTTATCAAGGAACACGCAAACGTAAAATTCACGCCAGTTAAGGACGGGGTTGGATTTGTAGTTAAGAAAATTGGAAAGGGCGCAATTGAAGTTAAGGAAGTTACTGTTAGTTGGTATTACTTCGACAAAGTTGGAGTAGCAGTAGAAAAAGAAGCTATGAAGGTTCTTAAAGGCGCATTAGCTACAATAAAGAAGGCGCAAAGCGATAATAAGCTGAAGACTATGACAGTAGCAGAATCTAAAATGGTGGCGCAATTGGAATCAATGCTAGCGGCATAACTAAAACAAATCCGATGCTATCTATGAGGACAAATCTTAAACCAACATAGGGTAAAACTATGACATTGAAGCAAGCAAAAAGAGTACAGCGAAATACTAACGCTGCTAGGTTGAAGGCGCGTAGACGTAACGCCATGCGAGTAGCACCATTGAAAATAGACGAGGAAATAAAAAAGCACTACTGGCTAAAAGTACAGGCAGATAAGAAGGCACAATTCTAACTGATGAGTTGCAGGGGTTGTTCCCCTGCCGAAAACGTGACGATGGGGCTGCGGAGCAGCAAACGAGTAGACCCTGTCGGCGTTCTTAGATAACAATAAAGCAGCACCTGTTAAGGCAGGGAACCATCCTACGGGGACGATGTAAAACTTCCTTATTGCAACCTGAGTAACAGTTGTTAAACTGCTCACTAATCTAAATAAAATACGAGGGTAAACGTATGAAAAACAGGCTAGTAATGGTCACGGTTCATAGTAATCGTGGAAAGGTATTTCGCTTGGCCTACGGCAAAGTTTTACCAGATGGCAAGGTGATTGTTAAGGAGTCCATCATCAGGGAATGCTTAGATAAGGTAGCTGGTGAACGTGGAGAAAATGTTTGGGGTTGGTTTTAACAAACGAGGGTAAGTGTATGACTAGTGAAGTACTCACAAAATTACAGGCAGTATCGGACTCACAGCTATTGGAGTTTAGCCAAGAGTGTATTCGTGCTAGGGCAGGTAGATTGTTTCAGAAGTGCGAGGCAGAGCGTGTACGCAGAATCGAATGGAGACAAGCGCATGGGTAAGGATAAGGCAGGGTTCCATTTGCACAACCCTAAGATAAATAAGTTTGCACAGAAGTCACCAGAAAAAACCAAGCTAATGATAATGATGGTGGCATTGTCTATTCAGCAGCCTTGGTGGGCTGTAGGTGGTCAGTTGCAGGACTATAAGCAACTAGGCGCAGAGTCTAGGTTTGTCTGGGGTAATAAGGCTAAGACATTGGCGTGGCTAGATGACAATGTAGATAGGCTTTATGCAGATGCAATGGCTGTAGTGGCACAGTACAAGGGTAGACAGTTAGACATAAAGCTAATGGAAGTATTCATTCAAGTAGATGGCATGGGGCTGGCTAAGGCAGGGTTCTGTTGCCAGCTATTTGCAGGGCGAGTGGGTTGTATTGATGTTCACAACCTCAGAAGGTACAGCATACCTGAGTCAGTGTTGAAGTTTGATAAGAAGCTAACACCCAAGAGTCAGGCAAAGAAGATAGAAGCGTATGTTGATGCGTGTAGACAACGCCGCAGTGTAAGGCTTTGGAATAGCTGGTGCGAGTTTATAGCTAAGAAGCAACCTAACAAGTGGACAGATGGTATACAAGTTAGTAAAGTACATCTTGATTACTTGACGGCATAATACCCTCGCAACCTGAGTATGTTGTTAAACTGCTCACCTATGAGGAAGTGACAGAGTGGCTTATGTAATGGACTGCAACTCCATTTACGAGGGTTCGATTCCCTCCTTCCTCTCCAAATTTATATAACATAGGAATGACTATGGAACGTGAACTATTAGTAGAGAAGGCTGGCTCTAAGGGCTGGTCTATAACTGATGATGGTCTTTTAATAAGTTGTCATGCTACTAGCAAAGATGCTATGGAAGAAGCATTTAGACTTAGTGAGATGCGGAATCCACCAATTAAAATTGTAGTTGATTGTACAGGAGAATAATTATGTTAATTGAGAAGAGGTCTATAGCTACAGGCAGGGTTCATATCTTGGACTTGCCGGTAACTAAGCAGCAGGTAGAATCTTGGCAGGGCGGTGAGTTGATTCAGAATGCTATGCCTGACCTGTCTAGTGAGATGCGTGAGTTTATTGTCTCAGGTATTACACCTTGGGAGTGGGAAGAATTACATGGAGAAGAAGATGGACT